GCCTCAGTCTGGCAGATCGACCACAACCTTGGGAGCCAGCCAATTGTCCAGGTGCACGACGCCTCGTGGAGCCAACTCCGGCCGGTGCACACGTACCCGGAGCAGGCGGCTATGGTGGCACGTCTCGGGCCCGTGCACCTGTCTACGTTGATACCTGGTCCGCCCGTCCCCGTGAGGGCGGCGTGGGTGTTCCCCTACAACGGGGCCATCGTGGGCGCTCAGGTCGCCGTGGACGACTCTGTGATCGGGCCGCTGAACATCACTGTAGATTTCGACATCAATGGCAACCCCATCACCGGCGGCACCGTGTTGGTTCCCGGCGGATCTCCGCCTGGCCTGGTGTTCCCCGGCCTGCCCATCACCGGGGCAAACCTGTTCACCCCATCCGATGCCCTGGGCATCTCGGTGTCGGTGGATGCCCCAGTCGTGTCCGGGAACATGGACGTGTTCCTGGTGCTTCAGAGGACGCTGAACACCGGGGAATACCTACTGCAACACGCAACTGAAAACCGTGTCATCGTCACGCACCCGGCCGCAGTCTCCGGGTACGCCGTGGTGATTGGTTAGGAGGGGTTTGATGGCACTCGACAAGGCCAGGCGGTACATCGAGACGCGCAAGGCCATGAGGCGAGCTGGCCGCCGGCGGGCCATGGAGATCGCCAGGTCCGAGCGCATCTTCGATGGTGATGTCGGCCCCGCGGCGGTAGGCCGCCTGGTGGTCGAGCTCCGGCGCGCCGAGGACATTCATGACGAGCGGGCGTGGGAGACCGTCGTTGATGACGACAACCTGGTCGTCAGTCAGGCCGAGGGGCTCATGGCCCAGATGGCCATCGGCGCGGCGAATAGCGCGCTCTCCTACATTGAGCTGGGGGACCCGGCATTCCCGGCCAACCCTCCGCAGCTGTCAGACATCACGCTTCAGCAGACCACCGGTCAGCGGAAGGCCGTCACGACCACGGCCAGTGGCAACGTGGTACGATGTGAGGCGACGTGGCTGACCACCGAAGGCAATGGTCTGGGCTACACAGAGGCCGGGCTGTTCACTGGACTCCTGGGCGCGGGCACCATGTTCGCGCGCAAGGCGTTCTCCACGATCAACAAGACGGCCTCCTACCAGATGCGTTTCACCTGGCACATCACGTTCCTCGTGAACACGAGCGGGAGCGACTGCGCCGGCGTGGCGCTTGTCGGCCCGAGCACCATCGCTTCCATCACCTACTACGTGGCGACGGGTGGCGAGGCCAGCGTGGCAGCGACCTTCGACTTCTCGGTGGGCGGAAACCATGTGGACGTGTTCCTGAATAGGCAGCGCCTCTACCCAGGCACGGAGTACCTCGAAGCGGCCGCGCCGCTCACGGCACCGATTGGCGGCCCGCCCCTCAACAAGGGCGTCAATTTGGTAGGCTTCACGTTGAACCCAGGAGACAGGGTGCTGCTCGTGCAGCGGACCCTCTCGTAAGGAGTAGGCCATGGCCCTAGCAGAAACCCCACAACGCCAGCTCGACATTGGGCCGGCCTCCTGGTTCCGGCCGGAGGCCGCCGAGCCGCCGGCCAACCAGCTCATAGTGAAGGCCGGTGCCAGCTACCTCGGCGCGTACGGCATCCGAGACGCGGCGGACCAGAACGTCGCCTTCGCTGTGGTAGCTTCCGGCGCGGGCTGGAAGCGGTACGACCTGGTGTACGTGGACAACACTGGCACCGCCCAGGTCCTCCAGGGCACCGAGGTTCTCGCCGCGGCGGCGGCCTACGAGGGCGCGCCCGGCTGGATCGGTGCCGGGACGCCTGGCCCGGACCTCCCGGACAACGCCGTACCAGTCGCCTGGGTGCTCATCGACGAGCTGGCTACCGTCGTGGTGGACATCACCGACATCAAGCAGATCGATGGTTTCCTCAAGCTGTCCAGGGACATCAACGGCTACGAGATCGACAAGGGGAAGCTCAGCGACATTGGGGCCGCCCCGCCAAGCGGGAGCAGTACCGTGGTCACTGGCCTCTTCGCCGGGGAGACGGCTGGCGGCAGTGCCACAGCCCGCGGGGTCATCACGAGCGCCCCCACGAACTACGTTCACATCACCGATCAGAACAACGACGAGATCGTTCACAAGACGGTGCCCGGTTCCAAGGTGTACGGACGCATCACCGAGGCCGCTGGCGTGTGGACGTTGACGTACAACTACCTGGACGCCTCCGGCACTGAGCAGACTGTCGGGGACATTTCCAGCTCCGCTGAGATTGAGAACGTCCCCACGGACCTGAAGCTCATTGGGGTCCCGAAGACCTACGCGAACGATGACCCGAGCCGGCCGCTGTTCCCTTCGAGCGTGCGCCGACTGTCGGACCAGGTGGCCGGCGACATCCCGGACGCGACCACTACCGTCAAGGGCAAGGCGCAGTTCGCTGTGGACGGTGGCACCGGCGCGCTCACCGCGGTGCAAGGCAGTGACTCGCGCCTGGGTCGGGCGAAGGCGGTGGAGCTGGCCGCCCTGCCTGGGTCTGAGGTCGGTCCGCTAGCTGCCGGGGTAGCATCGGGCCTCGAAGGGAAGATGGCATTCATCCAGGGCGCTGGGATCAGCATCGATGTCTACGACGACCCCACGAACGATCAGGCCATCATCGTAATCGCCGCCACCGGCACCGCGTTCCAGCGCCACTATCAGGAGTTCAGTACGAACTGGGGAACCAACATCTCTACGGGCGCGCTCGGGTTCACGCCGGAGGCGCTTATACTGCTGCACGCAAGCGATGTTGCCGGGTTTGGGTGCCTCGGGTGGGGCATGGCGACCGGTACCCTGACCTCGCAGCAGCAGAGTGGGTGCCTACAGATCAACATACCGCTTGGTTGGGGCGTAATCGTTGGGGACAACGCCCACGTCATCGTCTTCGACGCGACCTGGAACTACTCTGTGACTGCGTGGGGCTCTGCGAACATAGTTTTGACTGCGAACGGCCCGTCAGCGTCTTACATTCTGTTCGGCGCGCTGTTCGTGTTTGGTAAGTAGGAGGCGGTGATGGGTGTGGCTAGGTGGAAGATCGACTGCGCTACTGACGGAGACGTGTACGTGTGGTCCGATGGCGAACCTACTGAGTGCCCGAACGACGCGGGGCACACAGTGAATAGCGCGAACGTGCAAGCCACTTACTTGCAGGTTCGGGAAGATGGGCTGTACGGTTGCGCGGAAGACGGCTCGTTGGAACTCATCACGTAGGGGGTCGTCGTGCAGATCAAGAAGGGCACCAACGCTGACGGAAAGATGGCGGTGGAGATCACGCTACCCAAGAGTGATCCCAGAACGATGCTCATACTCGCGTTGGCGAAGCATGGTGCCAGCGCCATCAAAGACACCATGACTGGGTTCACCTACAAGAAGGATGGGGACCAGGCCGCTGCGTCCGAGTTGGAGGCCACGCTCCTGAAGATGTTGCCTAGGGAGCTGGCAGAGGAGATCCTGGAGGCGAGCCGTAAGGGCGGCGCGCCGGACGTGCCCACCCAGGATGAGATGATGGACATGCTGGGGTCGTTCCAGGGCGGAGGGATGCCGGCGTTGATGCCGTTCATCAACAATCTCATGAAAGGCGGAAACCGATGAGACGTTGGGTTCTACTGCTGTTCCTTGTCGCGTTCATCTCCGGCTGCTGCGTTGGGGGACACCCCAATGTGGAGAAGGCGCTCAAGGATGGTATCGCTGTGAACAAGGGCCACATGAACGACGGCGGCCTACCGGAAGAGGCCAGACTGATCGCCCAGGACAACTTCGATTTCCTGTGGCAGATCCGCTACAACCTCACCGGGGATGAAATGCCGGCGGAGGTGAAGGCCCGGATGAAGGAAGGGGCCGCACAATGAGCCTCTTGAAGGATGCCATCGAGATGGCTGGGGACGCCATCGTTGACGAGGCCGGGGACGTTTACCTCGGGAAGCTCATCAAAGAGGGTAGGGACGTTCTCGACAAGGAAAAGAAGGACCTCCCGGAGGGCGCGCCGGAAGCCATCTCCGAGGCCCTAGATGTGCTCGAATCGAACAAGCAACCGTTTCTCCGTTTGGGGAAGGTAGGGTTCGCCAGGCTGCTGTCGCACTGGGAGGACGAGGATGAGGCCGAGGCGCGGCGTCAATACCTCGCCACCGAAGCGACGTTCCAAGAACGTAGAGCGGCCATGCACGCGGCTGGGGATGCCGTGGCGAACGAGGCGAAGGAGCGTCAGGAAGCTTGGGACAACGTGGTGGCGGTCCTCAAGCAAGTTGGCCAGGTAGGGCTGAAATTCCTGGTCCGCGTGGTCATTGCCAGCCTGTAGTTGACAATCGCAGCACGCTAAGGTAATATCCTGATTATATCCGACGTGCCGTGCGTCTCGGGGAGTTTCGACGCCGGCAGGGAGCGCGTGCGTGCATCTGTTCCTAGCAACTCACCAGCGGCCACATCCTGGCGGCCCTGTACCTATGTCCACCTACGTCAGCCCGTGGGGGGACGTGGATGATGCCACCGTCGTCATGGCGGTGTCTCACGAGAACCCCCTCCCGGTGGTGAACCTGGTCCGGCACCAACTACACTATCCGGCCATGCCGCCGGATGCGTCCACCGCGCTCGCGCTCATCGAGCAGCAGTACTCCGGGTGCGGGCTGTGCCACCTGGCGAACAACCGGGACAACGTGGTCTTTTTCCGCGGCAATCCCTACAGCCCGGTCGTGGCCATTGGTGAGGGCCCTGGGAAGACGGAGAACTCCCGCGGCAAGCCGTTCGTTGGGGCCAGCGGCCGGCTACAGTCCGAGCTCTTCCGCGAGTGTGGCATCGACCCTGACCAGGACATCGGGTGGATCAACCTGGTAGGATGCCGGCCGTGTATCCATCGTTTTGCGCCTGATCGGCCGCCGACAGAAGCCGAGCTCATGGCGTGCTCCGAGCGGTTCCTTTGCCTCCTCCGTGCGCTACGGCCGCGGGTGGTTCTCATGCTTGGAGATCATGCTGCCAATGCCTTCTTCGACTCCAAGGCCATGCACCCGAATACGTGGCATGTCAGGGGGCGGGTGTACTTCGGTTACACTCGTCATCCAGCCTACCTGCTCCGCGCTATCCCAGCCGCCAACTCGTACAAGGAATACATGGCGGCCAAGCTCTTCTTGGAGTCGCTCAAGTCGTTGATGGACCAGGGACTCGAAAAGGTGCCCGAGTGGGAAATCCTCCCGAGGTACTTGGAGGACCCGCAGCCGGCTGTAGGAGGCAGTCTGTGAGCCCTGGGGAATACGTCGGCCGCCTCGCTTCCGCCCGCGCGCTGTATCGCGTGATGGTGCGGGAGGCCATTGAGGCGCTCCCCCCATCCCCCAAGGAGGGCACCCTCCTCAGCCATGCGTCGGTGACGGCGCTATCCAGGCGGATCGGCGTAGGGACCTCAGCCGTGCGGGGGGACCTCTGGCGGTTACGATCTCATGGGTGGATCAGCGACCACATCGCACCGCGCCACCTGGGCAACGTGCACGGCGGGGAGTTCTTCCTGCGCGCGGACATGGCTGCGATGGCGCACACGTGCGAGATGAACACAGTGTCCCGCCTGGTGCTGGTGGACGTGTTGCCGACCTCTGCGCTGCCGGGCGATATCGTAGAGTTGGGGCCTGGGCGTCAGTGGGTTGACCTCGGCGGCGAGGTCTTAGGGGGCGGAAATGCGACCTAGACGAGTGAGGGATCATCGTTTCAACAGGACATCCAGAGACGCGGCGGAGGCGTTCACCAGCGCCTACTTACCTGAGATGTACTGGGGGGCGACTATCGACGCGATCAGGGAGAAGGACATACGCGAGTGGGTTGAAGCGGCCATGGAGCACATCAAGGTGTGGCTAGGGTACGGGCGGGGCTTCTACATTCACGGGGATCTAAACGCCGGCAAGAGCTCGCTGGCCGCGCTCCTTCTGATGGATGCGGCCTGTCGGTGCGAGAGGTGCCTCTGGCTTCCGGCGCGGGATGTGCCTGGGGTCCGGTTCCGTGACACGGCAAGGAACGAGCGCATCGCGGATCGCCTACTCGCCGCGGATCTCCTGGTGCTGGACGACCTGGGGTCGGAGAAGTTCAACATCAAAGGCGCTGCTGGTGCTGCCTTGGAGGCTACGGTGCGCGGCATGTACGACCGCCGACGTTCCGTTATCGTGACATCGAACGTGGCGTGGGGCCATTTACCGGTGGGTTACAAGGATGCTCCAGGCTTCGCGTCCGTGCTCAAGCGGTGCGTGGTGCCGGTGGCGATCAAGAACGACCAGTGGCCGGACGGACTGGAGGCGGCCTGGTGAATTTCGATGCGATGTTCTTCTCTGCCCTCCTCACCGGGGGGCACAGTCCTAGCGATCTACGGCGGGTTGAGCGTGAGCACCTTACCCAGGAGTGGCGGCTGGTCTATGACTGGGTGCTCGACTTCATCCGCCAGCACTCGAAGCTCCCGCGGCCGGAGACGGTATCGCACACCTTCCGGATGGGACTCCCCCCGGCTCAGGATGATCTCGCCTACTACGCGCGCCAGGTGGCGGATAACGCGCTGCGAGTCGCCATGGAGGAAGGCTTCACGGAGAAGGTGGCCGCCCCGCTGGAGAAGGCCGAGCCGCACCAAGCACTCGACGGCGCGAAAGAGGTGCTCACGGACATCGGCCGCACTTTCCGGCCGCCAGAGAAGGGCCTGTCTCTGGGGGACATGCGGGAAGGGGTGCGTGCGCGGTACCGGGACTATCAGCGAAGGAAGAGGGCGCGCGGCCGGCAGGGCCTACCCCTCCCGCACGAGCGGCTCACCCAAGCCACTCAGGGATTCCTCGGTGGGGACACGTGGGCGATGCTCGCTAGACCGTCCATTGGCAAGACCTGGGGGATGATCCTGTGGGCGGTCTACCTCTGGCAGATCGGGTTGAACGTCCTCTTCGCCAGCATGGAGACTCCGCCAGAGTCCGCCCCGCCGGATAGCAAGAAGCACCGTGTGGTTCGTGGCCACTGCATCTATTGCCATGAGGACAACGTAGACCCGCAGGACGACTGCCCGGACGCGGATCTCGCACGTCAGCGGCTCACCATTCGGTTCGACGCCATCGCGGCGCGCGTCTCGGCGTGGCGCTTCTCCCAGGGCCTTCTCACTCCGAACGAGAACTCGAACCTTCTGGCGCTCTACAACCACCTGGAGGACCCGGCGTGCACGTTCGGCCGACTCAAGATCGTGGCTGCCCCATTGATTCGTAGCGTGGCCGATCTTGAGATGGAGATCGTGGGCTTCCGGCCGGACATCACGTTCTGGGATAGCGCGTACCTCGCTGCCCAGGGCCGGGACAAGCGGGTCGCCGCCAGCAACCTCGTGCTCGACTTCGTAGGGCTCAACAAGCGCATGGGGACCCCCGGCGTGATGAGCTGGCACTTCAACAGGGACGTGACGGAGGACTCGCTCCGCGCGAGCATGAACTCTGCGATCCTGACTGATGAGGTAGGCCGGGCGTGTGACGTGCTGCTCGGGCTGTTCCGGCCGCCCGAGCTGGCCCAGGCCGGGGAGGCGGTCTGGAGGACCATCAAGGTGCGGGACGGGCTGCCTCTCCGCGAGCTGAAAACCAGATTTGAGGTCAAGGAGTGCCTCGACTTTTCCGAGATACTAGATGGAGGCGGAGATGAAGAAACCCAAGCGCAGAGGTAAAACCCCTTCCAGGGCAGCACGGGCCAAGGCCGCCAAGAAGCGCCGTAGGAGGCAGGCAGGCAAGAGCGGCTCCAAGGTGAACAACCGTCAGGTGCAGCGTAGGGCCACCCGGAAGCTGCACGATGATCTCAACGCCATCCACACCGAGTTCATCGGGAAGAAGATCAGGAGCATCAGCCTTCAGGGGGACACCAGGACCATCAGCATCACCATGGATGACGGTGTGGGCAGCCAGCCGGTCGCGTTCATCATTCACGGTGTAGACGCCGTGGCTGTAGGGGACGTGCAGTCGGTTGCTGTGCCGGATACTCAGGATGATGGGGATGGCCAGATGACAGAGGGTGGCATTGCCCTTCCCCCCGGAGTCGAAGCGTGAGCAATATCGAAGTGGTTGTGATGCTGACTCAGGGTGACCCGTTCCGCCGGGCATCTGTTGCGGTGTCGGTGCCGGCGGTGGAAGGGAAACGGTTACGGTGGCTGATAGCCCAGGCGGGGAAGCAGGGACTGGAAGACCTGGTGAACATGCTGGTGAGGAAGATGGAGTTCGAGGGGGAGGAGATCCCTTGGGAGAGCCTGGACCCTACTACCTTTGCGGAGCTCCGGGTTGCGAAGCCGCCCATCCACAGGCCACCGCCCGAGAAGTCGGATGGGTCGAGTTGTGGGGGCGTCCTCCTGAACGGATCGGAAGGACCCTGACTTGGTACTGTCCGCCCCATGCGATCCAGCGCATCGCTGAGGCGGCCGGACTGAAGGTGGATATTGGACCGCTTGCTGATTCATGAGCTGGCGAGGTTGTACGGGTCGCCGGTTGACCGCGGTAAGGCGGAGAACATCCATATCCGATGCCCATTCGCCGGGGACCCATCCCGGCATCCTCCGGGCGACAAGGGAACCCCTACGCTCTCCGTGCTCGTGAACGCGGCCGGGCCGTCCTCATGCTTCTGCCACCGCTGCGAGGCCGGCGGGACGCTGGCGTTCGTGTTTGCCGAGGCGGACAAGGAGGTAGGCGGGTTGTCCGCAGCGGCCGAGTTCGCGGTGGACAATGACAGCCCGAGTCTGAAAGCCGCGTTGTCCAGGGCGAAGGCGGTGAGGACCGGCGAGGCTGATGACGCCAGGGCGAAGTACGCTGCGGACCTCGAACGGTACGCCATGCAGTGCCGCCGCAACGGGGTGCCGGAGTACTTACTGCGCCGCGGGATCATCCGATCTGATGTGACGCGCTGGGGGATCGGGTATGACCCGGACCTCGGCCGGGCGACGTTCCCGTGTTGGGATCACCGTGG